GGGTATAACTCTTTAATGTGGTACTCGGCAGCGCATTTATTCATGCGTCCGCAACGAACTACCCAGGGGGTTTCAGCCGGCGCGTATAATTCTTTTTTGCCACAACTGGGGCAGCGACCTTGCTGAAAAAATTCTTTATTGTTTGTTTTAAAGTCAAAGTCTCGCAGGAGGCGTGTTACCACCTCTTCTCTTAATTGTACGTTCATTCTCCCTCCGACGTCTGCTTACCCGCGCATCACGTTTAGTCTTGTTTTGCTGCTCTTGTAACCGGCCGAACCTCAAGTCGAACCTGCTCATTAGGCGACGCCGATGGGGAAATAGAGTGGGTTACTTCTTCAATAGCTGAATAGGTGTGCCCACAAAGGTGGTTTTTGCAAGCGTAGTAACGCTGTGTTACCAGGGCGCTGATGCTTTTACTGGTGCGCACTTTTGCCATTTCGCCGCAGTGTGGGCAGACTGATGAAACTCTTCTACTCATTGTCTTTTTGCTCCGCATTCTCCGTTGCCATTTCGGGCGCATTCACAGCTTGCGCCGACTTCGCACAGCGTTGCCATTGCGTCCAGATACTTTCGGGTAACCAGGGAAATACCAACGGCATTGAACATTTCCTCAATGCGGTCAATAGTTATCCCTTGTTGGCCGCTCAAAAACCGAGACACTTGACTGTCGTCCCAGCCGATGGCTGCGCGAACGTCGTGCCGTGCTGACCCATTTAGAGCGCTTCGAAGCGTAGTCTCAATGCGGTCTGTTGTTCTGTTGTTCATGGTCATCATCCTTAAACAAATTAAGTTGAGTGCGGTTGAGCGCCGTTACCGATAGCTTTACTGGTGCTCGGCTTCGTCAAGGTAGTTGTTCATACCTTCAATAATGAACAGCCGGGCTTGGGCGCTGATTGACCGGACCTCTTGACTGGAAATGTTTTGCATTTTCTCCAGTTCATCAGGCATAAGTCGGACGTAAATCGGCTTGTTTGTCACAACACCTTTGGGCGAGCGGTATAGGCGCTTAGGTTGTTGTTGTTTCATGTGGGAACCACCTTTATGATTATGAAAGATAAAATGTCACAATCAGGATTATTAGTTCAAATGAGTAAAAATGCAAGCGGAAATAGTGCAAATTAAAAAATTTCTGTGAGGTTAAAACAGGAACGAAAGCGAATAGGACTGAACCAAACAAGCTTTTGTGACGCTATAGACACCGCCTTAAGTAGCTATGTGAAGTATGAGCAAGGCAAGCGCTCTATTCCTGCAGACAAGCTTTTAGAGCTAGAGAAAACAGGCGCCGATGTCTGCTTTATTCTTACGGGAAAGCGGGTTTCACACCCGGAGGGACACATTGAAAAAAGATTTGCCGAGCTAGACCAACACGCTCAGCAAATCGTCCAGGAACTGATCACACTATTATTGAAAGACTAACTCTTTAGCGACTCTAGGTTCACTGCCGATGTTAAACCGGAGTCGCTTATTTCGTGCGTGACCTGCTTGGTTATCCATTTTGCCTGGTCAATTTCAGGCTTCCAACCAGACGCCGTTACCGGCACCTCAGGAAACAGGCCGGGCTCACCAACAGCCAGTGCCATATTAAACTTTGCGCCTGAGCGTTTCATTTTAGACCACTGCGCTTCTGCAGCGCGCTTGGCATTGCCCTCGGTTGCGTAAAGGTGCCTTATCACCTTAACGTTGCCCTCAGAGCCTGCCAGAAATTGCGTTGGAGCCCCGTCTTTTTCGTCGGCCTTTACTTCCGCCGCCCGGTCGTCTTGCCACCGAGCTTTAACGCCGGTGTACTCACTTCTGTCATTGGCCGTGAAGTTGTGCTGGTCACCTGATTTTCTGCGAATGGTAAACGCCGGCAGCGCCTGACCTGAGCCACTCTTGCCTTGCCCGTTAGGCATGAATAAAAGTTTACCTTCTTTGATGGTCGCCAGCGCGTCGAATTCATCACCTAAGCGAGTCATAAACGCCATGTCCGATTCGTTTTGCTGATCCATGTGAGCAATGGCTTTACTGGCCAGCTCGTCAGCAATAAGCGCGCTGACTTCGTTTCTAGCAGCCACAGCATCGAGAATATCGCCCAGCGTTTTTTCGTGGTACGACTCTTCGCGTAGCTCCTGAAAGCTACTGGCAATATCTGCCGATTTGCCCCGTATAGTTAGCTGGTCAGGCGGCCCAGAATGCTCGATGTCGTCAATGAAGAATGTGCCTTTGTTGTATAACGGCTCACCTTTCCAGCCTATGGAAACTTGCATCTTTGCACCGCGTGGCGGTATCGATACTTTTCCGTCGGCGTCATCAATCGTTACCGAGGCGGTGTCAGCTTCAAAGCCGCGCTTGTCGGTTATGGATAGGCTGACCAGGCGAGAGCGCAACAGGCCGCTAATGTCTTTGCCGTCCACCAGCACTTCGTAGTCGGGAACTTTAACGAACTCAGGCATTAGACTACTAAACCTCCCATGCCGCCGGACATTGAAAGGACGTCGTTGCCGGCTAGGTTTTCAGAGTTGTTTTCATCGGCCCTGGTAAGGCTTAATGAAAACTCTATTTTGCGCGCGGTACCATCCGGAAAAAACGAGGTTGATTTTTTCTCGATGTCGGTAATGAAGTAATAACCTTTGAGCTCCCCGGCACCGTCTACCCAAGGCCACGCCTTGCCTGTGTCCGCCATTTTCCGCAGCTCGTCCAGTTGCTCGGTGCCGCCGGTGAGCTCTGGGTAAAGCACACCAGGGAGCTTAGCGGTCTGAGGACCTTGGCCAACGAACTGATAAGCCGGATTAGAGCCAACCCGATTTTGACTTGCGTGCCGCCAGTTAATTTGCTCGTCAACACTGTCGGGCGATGCGGTCTTAAGACCAAAAACAAAGAATCCAAGTGCCATCATATTAGTCTAAGTCCCTCAGTTTCGAACGGTTCTCTGCAGCGCGCTCTCGATCAAGTCGTTGCAGCTCTTGTCTTACTTGCCGCGCAATTTCTTTAGCGTCAGCCCCTGCGCCCGCCTGAATAACAATAGCGCCTTCACTGACAATTAGGCGGTTATCCATAGTTATTTCTTTGTTCGAGCCTGGTGATACCTGCTGCGTTTCAGTAGTGCGCTCAATCTCTTTGGTCTGAATGCGCTGAACGGTGTCCTGAATGCCTGGCAAGTTAAGTGACTCTTCCTGGTACTTGATATTTCGCACCAGGTCAGCGGGTTGCTCTGCAGCTACCGGCATCGAAACAGCGGCTGTTATCGCCATACCTGCCGCTGCCTTTTTGAGCTGGCCGCTGGTTCGGTTCACTTCTTTTACTGGCTCATCGTTACCTCTAAGGCCAAGCGCTAGGCCGCGCATAGTGTCATCGCCGTGCAGCATGAATACTTTACTCGGCGAGTTAATGCCCAGCGTTTCTTTAAACCAACTGCTGACCGAACTTGCCGCCTGAACAATGCCGTCTTTCACCTTGCCCAGCCCGCCGATAATGCCGTCGACCAGACCGCTTAATATATTTGAGCCAATATCAAGGAACTTAGAGTAAAGTCCGGATAGCCAGTCGAACACGGCGGTGAAACCACGAACAATCAGCCCCAAGGGTGACCATGAAAATATGGTCTTGATTGTTTCCCAGGCCCTGCCGGCAATGCCGGCCCAATCGATATTGGTCAGCCAGTCGAATGCTTTACTGAACGCCTTAATAATCAAGCCTACAGGTGACCACCAGAAAATTTTCTTCAGGCCATCCCATACAGCGCTGACGGCTCCGGGTATCTTTTTGAATATACCGATAACCATCTTAATTGCACCTAGCACAAGCTTTGGAATGAACAAAAATACAGAAGCGAAAATTTTGCCGAATGACCGCCCAGCGTCGGTTGCTCCTTCAAGGTTTTCTGAGGTCGCCTGGAACGGTTTAAATAACTGGCTAATCCAGCCCCAGACTTTACCAAGGACCGAAGCTATTCCATCCCACAAAGGTTTGAGTGGCGCAAGCACTTGGCCAACCTCTGAGAATATGTCGGTCATGAGCTCACCAACTGGCGCGAATGCTTCTTTAATACCTTGCCACATACCTATGAAGAAGGCCTTCACTGGCTCCCAGTATTTGTATATGAGCAATGCGGCAACAGCGATGACGGCAATAATTGCCCCAATGGGGTTCATAACAAGCGCTTTTGTCACACCCATAATGGCTAGCTTTAAGAACTTAAGTGGTGCAAGGACAGCGCCCGTAATAGCTTTACCCACCCCGAGAAGTGCAGCTTTTGAGCCAGCCATAACAGTGGCCAGCAAGCCGTTCGACTTTCTGTAGGAAACCGTAGCGGCTGTGGCTGCTGTTATTTTTCCTGTTAAGAAGCTCCAGGCCTTTGCGCCAGTAGACTTAGCTGCTATAAGCGCCGACTTGCCAGCTCCAAGCAGACTTTTTCCGGCAACTTTTGCGGCAACAGTAACACCAGGGAATGTCTTAATGTGCAGTATTGAAAATGCCATGCGCACGGCGGCAATTGGCCCAAGCAAGCCAGCTATAGTCAGCGCCAACGCTCCACCTACAGTAACAAGAGTAGCGATAACAGCAGCAACCTTGGCAAGTGTTGCCGCTAGCTCCGGGTTTTGTTTCATCCAGTCGCCGATATTTCGGACGATTTCAGTAACGCTTTGGATCAGGTCTCTTATTGGCCCATCGTTTGATTCAAACAGTTCAATTCGAACATCGTCCCATGCAGAGCCTAGGCTTTTTAAATCACCGGCGGCATTGTCAGCCATTACGTCAGCCATTTGCTGAGCGCGCCCTTGCGAGCTTTGCAGGGCTGCAGTAAGCTTTTCTATCTGGCCGGCGCCCTGCTCTTCTATTAGCTGAGCTACGCCGGCTCCAGCCTCTTCGCCGAATATAGATTTCAGATAGCCGGCTTGGTCGGCGTTACCCATTCCGTCAGTAGCTTTCACAACATCCTGGAGTATGTCCGGAACAGCCCTTAAATTGCCAGCTGCATCTTTTGTTGTAACGCCTAGTTCTGCAATAGCTTCTTTGGCTGGCCCGGTTTGGCTCGCTAGCCTATTCAGCATAGAACGCATAACTGTTCCTGCCTGGCTGCCTTGTATGCCGATATTACCAAGCAATCCAGCCATGGCCGCAGACTCTTCTAGCCCTACATTCATTTTCTTTGCTATGGGCCCAACATATTTCATAGTGTCGCCTAGCATGGAAAGGTCGACGTTGGCGCTTGATGTCGTGGCTGAAAGGACATCAGCTATGCGCCCCATTTCCGTCGCTTGAATGTCGTAAGCGCCCATAATGTTAGAGGCAATGTCAGAGGCTTGGGCAAGAGCGGTGCCAGTCGCTTTCGATAAAGCGAGCATGTCGGGCATGGCTTGAGTTATTTCTTTTGGATCGAAACCTGCCATTGCTAGAAAGTCCTGCCCTGCAGCCACCTCGGTGCCGGCGAAGCTGGTGGTAGCACCAAGCTCTCGAGCCTGCTCTTTTAACGCAATGAATTGAGGATTATCTTTTTCTAGTCCAGTTTTTGCCTGGACGCTGCTCATCACCTCACCAAAATCCAGTCCGGGAGCCATCATTTTTGCGCCGCCATAAAGCGCAGCGCCGCCTGTTGCCAGCGTTTTAGTTCCAGCGCCTGCCATTTTTTGTTGGAGCTCGCGGGTTTGCTGGTAAGTCTTGGAAACTTTGTTCAGTCGCTCTTGTTGTTTAGTTACCGCTGACAGCCTTTCTTTTTGCTGGGCCAGATAACTGTTCAGACGCTTAGTTTCATTGCGCAACTTTGAGCGCGCGGAAGATAGGTTCTTTGTGGACACACCGTTTTGCTCAAGCTTTTGGCGTTGCTCCTGAACCGTCCTGGTCAGTTTTGTTTTTGAGCTATCGAGACTCTTCACCGTAGAGCGAGCATTATCCAGCTCGCGCTTCATGGCTTTAGTAGGG